AATCATGAGGGAATCACAGCGGTCTTTGAAGGCGTGGACGGAACAGAACTGGAGAACGAAAAGTGGTAAACGATCTTCTGACACAGGTGAAAGATATTTACCGGAAGCTGCTATCAAAGCTCTTTCCCCCTCCGAGTATGCCCGAACCACCGCCGCCAAGCGTAAAGGTAAAAAGGAAGGCAGGCAGTTCGTACAGCAACCCAAAAGAATTGCTGCTAAAACGCGCCGCTTCCGCCAAAAAGGCAAAGGCTAAGGGGAAAAAGAATGGCAATGTCACGCGCTAATATGAATCAAGAAATCACCAAGCCCGGTAAGGTTGGGAGGGTGATGCGGGAGTTTCAGGAAGGCACCCTACACTCAGGGAAGAATGGGCCTGTTGTGCGGGATCGCAAACAGGCTTTAGCCATTGCTTTATCCGAAGCCAGTAAAAAAGCGGGTGGTGGAATCATAGAGATTGAAATCTCTGCCGGTCCAGAAATGGAAGACGATATGGAGCCGATGGAGTATCGCAAAGGCGGTCGCATTGATGGATGTGCGATGCGCGGAAAAACTAAAGGCACCTATCGCTAATGGCTACCAGTGGAACAGCGGTCTTTAACCCAGAGTTCTCAGAGCTTGTAGAAGAAGCTTTTGAGAGGGCGGGTTTAGAACTGAGGTCGGGTTACGATCTCAGAACGGCCCGTCGTTCCATGAACTTTATGGCGCAGGAATGGCAGAACCGAGGTATTAACCTTTGGACTGTGGAACAGGGTTCTCAGGTTTTAACACCGGGAACTTATACCTACACGATGCCAGACGACACGATTGATCTTTTGGAACACCAGTTAAGAACCGATGCCGGTAGCGTTTCTGGTCAGACTGACTACACGCTATCCCGTATCTCGGTATCGGACTATGCCCAGTTATCGAATAAGTTAACTCAGGGCCAACCGCTTCAGGTTTACATTGATCGTCAACGTGCAGCCCCGGTGGTGTATGTGTGGCCAGTTCCTGATAACTCACAGACTTATACTTTGGTGTATTGGAGAATGCGCCGGATTCAGGATGTGGGATCAGGTGGTGCCAACACCATTGATGTTCCAGCGCGGTTCTTGCCTTGCTTAGTGGCGGGATTGGCGTACTACATTGCTATGAAAAAGCCGGAGTCTGCAGATCGACTCCCGATGTTGAAACAAGAATATGAAGCCCAATGGGATCTTGCTGCTGGCGAAGATCGCGAAAAAGCTTCTGTTCGTTTTGTCCCCATGATGGGGAGCATTGGTAGGAACATCTGATGACGCAGGCATTTGCATCAGGCAAACATGCCTTCGGGTTCTGTGACCGATGCGGTTTCAGAGTGGAGTACCCATCCTTTCAGGAACAGTACGTCAATCTGCTTCCGACTGGACTTCGGGTCTGCTTTGAGTGCTTGGACGTTGACCATCCGCAGCTACAGTTGGGACGAGTTCCCATGGATGATCCACAGGCTTTGCGCTATGCGCGGGTGGATAACACGTTCTTTGCGCCGGGTAACGAAGGTGCCAACGGTAGTCGCATGATCCAGTGGGGCTGGAACCCGGTTGGCGGTGGTGAAGCTTATGACTTCACTCTCACTCCGAATCTTTTGGTTTCCACTTCTCTGATGGGAACCGTGACCATAACGGTTACTTGAGGTGTTTAAATGAATTATTCACAACTTGTAACCCTGATCCAAGACTACGTTCAATCAAACGAAACATCGTTTGTCACGAACCTTCCGACCTTTGTTCAGTTAGCTGAAGAACGGGTCTATAACTCTGTTCAGATTCCTGACATTCGTCGCAATCAAACCGCGACATTGTCTTCGGGGAACAAGTATCTCCAGTTACCCGGTGATTGGTTGGCCACCTTTTCTTTATCCGTTATCGCGGGAGATGGATCACAGACCTTTCTGTTAGATAAAGATGTGAACTTTATTCGGGAATGTTATCCAGACCCCAGCACAGATGGGGTTCCAAAGTTCTATGCGATCTTCGACAAAGACACGCTGATCTTGGGTCCAACGCCTGATTCAAACTATCAGGTAGAGATGCATTACTACTATTACCCAGAGTCCATTGTGACAGCAGGAACCAGTTGGCTGGGTGACAACTTTGAAACGGTTCTTCTGTATGGCGCTTTGAGAGAAGCTTATATTTATCTCAAGGGTGAAGCCGACATGATTCAGAACTACGAACAGAAGTATCAAGAAGCTTTAGCTCAGTTAATGAGGCTGGGTGATGGCTTGAATCGCCGCGATGCTTATCGTTCTGGGCAAGTTAGGGTTCCGGTGACATCATGATCTTTCAAACCCTGACATTGAGCTTTAAAGAGCAGATCCTAAAGGGAGAGCATGATCTTCTAACGGACACGCTCAAGATGGCTTTATATACCAGTAATGCGTCCTTAAACGAGGATACGACCGCTTATTCGGTCACTAATGAGGTTTCTGGCGGGAGCTATATCGCCGGAGGCAATACCCTCACAAACGTCACTATCAACACTTCAAACAGTGTGGTGTATGTGGATTTTGATGATGTGGTTTGGACCCCTGCCAGTTTTACGGCGGCAGGTGCATTGATTTATAACTCCAGCAAGTCTAACAAATCGATTGCTGTTTTAAGTTTCGGTGGGGACAAAACAGCGACCAATTCGTTTACGGTACAGATCCCTGCCAATACATCGACTTCTGCGCTACTGAGATTTACTTGAGGTATTTGACATGTCGAACGAAAAAGCGAAATCAAGCGACTTGGTAGGCGGAACGGTCTTCAAGTCTCAAGACACGAAGGAAGGTCTTCGTGGTGGTGGTATCTTCACCGTGGAGTGCCGTGACAAAGACGGTAACGTGAAGTGGGTGGAGAAGTCCAAGAACCTTGTCGTGAATGTGGGTTTGGCCTACATGAATGAGAGTTTCTTCAAAGGCTCTAGCTACACGGCAGCATGGTATGTCGGCATTTACGGAGCCGCAGCAACAAATGATCCTTCTTCAACTGACACGATGTCCTCTCACGCAGGTTGGACAGAAGTCACGACGTACACCAATGCGACCCGTCCTGCGGCGACGTTCGGTGCAGCAACCACGGCTGATCCCTCATTGATTGCCAACTCTGCGGCAGTGGCTCAGTTCTTGATCAACAACTCCGCCAATGTGGGCGGTGCGTTCTTGACGACGGGTGACTTGCCGGGTGGTACCTCGGGCGTGTTGTTTTCGGCGTCAGACTTTGCAGCCCCCGGTGATCGCGTGGTGCAGAACGGCGACGTTCTGTCTGTGACCTACACCTTCAGCCTTGATGCAGCGTAAGGAGAATTCAGATGGCAGCGAAATTTAAACAAGGCGATGTGGTGAAGCTGGTGGCAGTGACCCCGCAAGGCCCGGTGGAGAAGTTCAAGATGCTAGACGACGGCACCATTCTCTGCCTTATTAGCTGGGTTGATATTGATGGCAACTCACAGCACCGTTGGTTTCCAGAGGATCAGTTAGAGAAGGTCTAATGGAAGGCGGTTTTGGATCAGGCACTTGGGGACAAGCGGGATGGGGGATGTCGGTTTATGACCGCTCCGCTGCTGAGTCCGCTGTTGCCGATGACCTGACCGCCGCCGGAAATAACTTCGCCACGGCTGTATCTGAATCTGCAGTTCCTGATGATGCGGTCATCGTTGGGGCCAGTGTTTGGAACGCTTATGCCAATGAGACTGCAACCGCAGCAGATGAAACGGCTTCTGTGGTGGCATTTGGTGGATCAGTATCTGAGACGGTAACAGGTTCGGATGAAAACCTAGCCAACGTCAATTTCGCGGTGGCTTTGACGGAACAGGTTCAAGCCTCTGATGAGACTGCCGCAAATCAGGACTTTAATGTTCAGATCCTTGAGGTTGTATCCCCACTAGATACAGTGGCTGCGGGACAGGTATTTGATTCGGACATCGCAGAGACGGCAACTGCAGATGATGCAACGTCTTCGGTGTTCTTGTTCCCAACCGCTGTAAATGAATCAATCACTGCACAAGACACTGCGGCCTCTAATACTGCATACGGGGCAAGTGTCTCTGAGTCTGTAACCGGCTCGGATGAAGACAAAGCTCTGATGAACTTTAAAACCATGATCGATGAGATCGTGGCAGCGGCAGATCAAGATGCGATTGCAGGACAGAACTTCAACGCACAGATCCAAGAGATTGTGTCGGGGCTGGATATTTTCTCCGGCGCGTATCTCTGGAATCCCATAGATGACAATCAAACCCCCAACTGGCAGAATTTAAACGATTCTCAGGTTCCCGGATGGTCACCGATATCTGATAGTCAGACCCCAAATTGGTCTGCTATAGACGATTCACAAACCCCTGCTTGGGGTGATGTCGCAGATAGTCAAACACCCAACTGGACTGAGACACAGACCGTAAATTAGGAGTTTAAACATGGCCTCCTCGTATAGCACGAACCTCGCAATCGAACTCATTGGTACTGGCGATCAAGCCGGTACATGGGGTACTACGACCAACACCAACCTTGGGACGCTCATTGAGCAGGCCATTTCGGGTTATGTGACCCAAGCCGTTTCCACAGGCACTGACACAACCATCACCATCCCGAACGGTGCCACAGGTGTGGCCCGTAACATGTACATTGAATTGACGGGAACGGGTGGTGCCAGCACGAACTTGATCGTGCCTTCCAACAAGAAGCTGTACTTCGTTTTCAACAACACGGCTTCAGGTCAAGTCACAGTTAAAGTTTCAGGCCAGACCGGTGTCTCGGTTCCCAACGGAGCCAAGATGATTCTGGTCAGCGATGGCACGGACATTGTGGATGCCACGAACTATGTGGGGAACATCAGCGCAGCCAGCGGCAACATCACCACCCTGACTTCTTCGTCAGCGACGATTACCAATTTGACGGCGACTAGCGCGACCATCAGCAATTTCACTTTCACTTCAGCCACGGTGACACGGATTGCTGCAACGAGTGCCACGGTTTCAGATCTGTCTGCGACAGTGAGCCGGATGGGTTCAGCAACCGTTACGAATCTCATTGCCACTTCCGCTTCCATCACCACGCTAACCAACAATCCTACTTTCGGGGCCGGCACCGCCAACGGCGTCCTGTATCTAAACGGCAGCAAGGTGGCGACGAGTGGGGCGGGATTGGTATTTGACGGGACGAATCTCGGCATCGGAGTTTCGCCGTCCTATAGATTAGATATTCTTGCATCCGGAAGCGCAGCCGGACTTCGTATTAACAATGCAAGTGCCGGAAAGTCTGCAATGCTGTTGCAAACGAGTGGAACAACAGCCGGTATTGTTGCTTTAACAGGATTTATTCAAGGCGACTCCACGACAAACTTTGGGTTTTTTGCAGAAACTGGAAATGATATTCGTTTATATACAAACGGCTCTCCAACTCCAAAAGCCGTTTTAGACACCTCCGGCAACCTCGGCATCGGGACGAGTTCGCCTAACGCTACATTAAAAGTACAAGGCCCAGTAGACACAGCAACTATATCGACATCATCTACGCCTGCTGCCCGAATTAACAACGGAGCTGCTATCTCTAACTGGATAGGCGCCAATGGATATAACTATGGCTATATTCAGTCTATTCAAGATGACGGCACAAATAACTTAAAGCCTCTTGCGTTACAACCTTTAGGCGGCGCCGTCGGGATTGGGACGACTTCGCCTGCTGCAAAATTAGATGTAAACGCAGACGCCCTCATCTCCGGCCTCACTGTCGGCAAAGGCGCAGGGTCGGTGTCCACCAATACGGCGGTGGGTGCTAGTGCTTTGGCGGCGAATACGAGTGGTTATAACCTTGCCGCATTTGGTTATGGGTCGCTTCAGGCAGCTACTACGGCGCACTCTACGGTAGCGTTAGGCGACTCTTCGCTTCAAAGCAATACCACTGGCTTTGAGAATACGGCTGTTGGCTCAAGGGCAATGATTTTTAACACCACAGGAAGTTACAACACCTCCGTTGGTCGCCGTGCTTTGGAAAACAACACCACCGCCTCCTACAACACTGCTGTGGGGTATCAGTCCGGCTACAGCCAAACCACTGGTGGCAACAACACTTCTTTTGGGGCGACAAGCCTTTACTCAACCACCACTGGGTCATTGAATACTGCAATTGGGCAGTCTTCTTTGTATAGCAATACTACGGGCGGAAATAACACCGCGCTGGGCTTGCAATCCCTTTACTCCAACACCACCGCCGCCAGCAGCACGGCAGTGGGGTATCAATCTGGATATCTCAGCACCGGCACGTTAAACACATTCCTTGGTTATCAATCTGGATATGCAAACACTAGTGGCATAAACAATACTTATGTTGGTGCAAGTTCTGGCGCTATCGTAACTGGCTCCTCTGGGTCTAATAACACTGCTATTGGGTATGGCGTTGCCGCAAATTTAAGCACCGGCGCTGATAACGTCGCTGTTGGGGCTACCGCACTTGATGCCAACACCACCGGCGCAAATAACGTCGCTGTAGGACGAGATGCTTTAGGAGCCAACACCACCGCCGACAACAACACGGCTGTGGGGTATCAGGCTGGGTATAGCAACACTACCGGCGGCGTTACTGCTCTAGGCTATCAATCGTTGCTTTCAAACACCACTGGTACTCAAAACACCGCTGTGGGTACTGCAGCGGCATTAACTATTACAACTGGCAGTTACAATACTGCAGTTGGGCAGAGTGCTATGTACGGTAATACCGTAACAGGTAGTTTCAACGTCGCTATCGGAACAAATGATGGGTCATTTGACGCGCCGCTCCGTTTTTTGACTAGCGGTGGTTCAAACATCGGAATAGGTAACGGCGCACTTGCTGCAACTACAACCGGTAATTACAACGTATCTGTTGGACGCGCAGCCCTCTACTCTAACACCACCGCCAACAACAACACGGCAGTGGGGTATCAGGCTGGATATAGCAATACATCAGGGGGTGGGCAGCATACGTTTGTAGGCTATCAGGCTGGGTATACAACAAATGGCGGCACTAACGCAGCCTTTGGAACGCAGTCTCTGTATAGCAATTCGACTGGCGATAATAACGTCGCAATTAGTAATTATCGTGCTTTATACAGCAACACTACAGGGAGCAATAACGTAGCCGTAGGTCGTGACGCTCTTTATTCCAACACCACCGCCTCCACCAACGTGGCTGTGGGGTATCAGGCTGGGTACGCAAATACAACTGGGTCAGCAAACGTAGCGGTTGGTACAAATGCACTGGACGCTAACACCACAGGAGCAAGAAACACTGCAATAGGCGATAACGCGCTTGGCGCAGTAACTACTGGTGATAATAACGTAGGTGTCGGTCGTTCCGCTGGCTTGGCCTTAACCACTGGCGTTAACAACACTTTTGTCGGTGCGTACAACGGCTCAACAGGTGGGTCGGGAGAAACAATCACCACCGGCTCAAAAAACACCATCCTTGGCTCTTACAACGGCAACCAAGGCGGCTTGGACATCCGCACTTCCAGCAACAATATTGTGCTGTCGGATGGGGATGGGAATCCGCGCTTAATTTTTAATAGTGCCGGTTCTTTAAGTTTACCTAACATAGGAAGCGGCGCAGGAAACTCTACCTTAAAATTTAATACTGGAAACGGTGATGTCACTTACGACACTTCTTCCGCACGTTACAAAGATAACATCCGTGACAGTGTTTACGGTTTGAGCCATGTCATGCAAATGCGGTCAACGCAATTTGAATACAAAGATACAGGTCGCTCAGATGTGGGTTTAATTGCAGAAGAAGTCGTCAATGTAATTCCAGAGTTGGTGTTATTAGATAAACAGAATCAACCTGAAGCGGTGCATTACGACCGCATGGTTTCCGTTCTGGTCAAAGCCATCCAAGAATTGAAAGCAGAATTTGATGCCTACAAAGCATCCCACCCGTAAGGAGTAAATAAATGGAAGACTTAACCCCCGAACAAATCGCGCAGCATTACAGCGCCGCGATGGATAGCGTGAATCTTTTGAACGCAGGCAAGCCCGAAGATATGTCAGATGAGGACTGGGCCGATTGCGTGAAGCGTAATAAAGACCACTTGGAAATCATGCTGGCGAAGGACTTTTGGACAAACGAAGACCTGAAGCCCTTACAGGATGCGGTCAATGGATAAAGCCACGCTGTTAGGCGCGCTGAAATCTAAGACGGTCTGGTGGAACGTGTTACTCGCCCTATTGGCGTCACTTGAGATGTTTAGTTCAAACCTCACCGTGTTATTCGGGCAAGACGTTGCCGCCTCCATCCTACTGGTCGGGGCGATGGCGAATCTGGTCTTGCGCGTGGTGACCACTCAAGCCTTAGCGGAGAAGAAATGATTAAGCTGGAATTGAGCATTGAAGAAGTAAACGCCATCCTGCAAGTGTTGGGCGACCTGCCGTCAAAAACAGGGGCGTGGACTTTAATTGTGAAAATCAAAGAGCAGGCAGAGCCGCAGGTGCCGAAGCCGGATGATGTCACCGAACAATGACCGTTGAAACGAAAGACCTGAGACTTCTTAAAAACGACTATGGTCACAAGATCAAAGCCGTGGAGTCTCGGGTCTATCGTTTAGAGCAACGGGTCGGTTGGGTAGAAAAGTTACTGTGGTTATCGGCAGGGGCCGTGATTAGTTGGTTAGTGACATGGCTGATTCGGAGTCTTTGAAATGGAAGACGGGCAGATTCTCTTTAACATCGCGGTCGGTGTAGCCGGTATGTTTGGCGGGTGGATCTTGAACAACATCTCCCGCTC